AGGGGCCTCCGGGCTTAATGGTGGTCGATAAGGCCGGGAATAGAGAACATCGGCATAGGCCGGGTGCAAAGATTCTTCACATAGATGTCGGCGAAAAATTGAGCCACAAGATTATCAGACGCAGCGAGTACACGATTGACTGTGCTGGAATCTTCCTGAATCCATTCGGCAGACAAAGAAGGGAGCTTGCTATAATCGTCGGCCAGGTGCCATACATCCAGGCTTTGAGCGTAGCTGGAACGCATCTCTCCAGTTACACGGTTAGGCTTATAGCGATACTCTGCCCATGCTTCCTGGTAACCAAAGACTTCATCATCCTCAGCTGTACCTTGGGCATAAAGTTCCTTGTTCTTGATAGCCTGCTCACCGATATTCGCGAAAACGGGCCAATAGAAATCGAACTTGTCCTTCCGGGACCAGAGACGGTCTAGACCCTGCTGGTAGGTATGGTCATAGCGGGCAACCATAACACCGATGATAAAACCATGCTCCGTGAAGGACTTGGTAAAGTCAGAATTGGTGTCCGTAGTCTGAGACATACCGACAACCGTACCTTGCGGAGTAGTAGCGGACTCAGTACCGGACTGCTGAATTACCTGATTAATATTAATCGGGACACGGTTTCCACCAAGATACTCAGGACGCTGCAAACGTGCATCCGGGGAAGTCACGCCGAAGAAGGAGCGAATCACCTCCGTATAGCGAGAACCGCCGCGCGCCTGACGCTCATAGAACTTCTGAATCTGGAAGGCAAGGCGGAGCTGATTAATTGTAGCAACAGAAACAGCACCATCATACACAGCAACGAGACCAGAACCAACAAGACCAGGTACGGCAAGAGAATCCATCTTCTCTTTAGTGGGGACACCCATCACTTTACCTTTCCAGTTAGCGGAACCGCCGCCAGAATTAACCTCAGAATAGAAAGCATTACCATTGTCATAAATATCACCGACCTTAGAACCAGTAGCGCCGGAATTTGCAATAGCAGTACCAGTCATACTGACCGAACCGAGACTCTGACCAACGGAAAGGAACGGATAAGTGAAATTACCATCAGTCAAATACAGCGGGTCACCTGTACCGTAAACCGGAAGCTCAGAACCGAGAGAAACCGGGATAGACACGTCCGGGCCTTTCTGAGGAGCCGGGAGAGCACTGGTAAAGTAATCATGATACTTAGCAGCCTTGTAGGGCTTGCCACCCTTCGCAACATCGGTTACGAAAGTAGCAGAGTTAACTCCAGCCACAGTAGCATCATCCACAGGAACAACAAGAGGGTCTTGTAAATTTTCATCTCTAAACCACTCATTCATGATAAGGGCGTAGGCACGGAAGGGAAGAGCGGAAACGCTAAGGTTTGCAACTCCAGTGGGGATACCGAAGTAGTCGGCAATCGTACCAACTTCCCAACCAGTATCAGCGGGACTAGTAATCTGGGGCATGGCGTACTCCGTCTCAGGAATCCAGGCGCTTTCCGTGTTCTCACCGCAGAATTCTTTCCAGTGCTGCCACACAAGGCGATTGGGCACAAAGAAATAGTAGGTATCCAGGTAGAGGTTATCCATGAGGGGGGTTAAGAGGGTCTGCATCCGGACAACTTTCGAGGTTTTCACGTTGAAGGTATCGCCGGGGAGTACCTCTTCCAAGAAGAAAGGGACGATATCACCTGTATTGAACGTGGTCTTCACGCTAGAAGAACGGTCAAAACGGCTCCGGGAAATGTCTACACGGGGAAGCAGGGAAAAATGGGATTCTGTATTCCGGTTCATTCTTTAACCTCCTTTGCAGATTCGGGAGTGGGTTGGGGAGTGGGTTCAGGTTCACGCTTGATACCGAGCTTGTCCAGGAAGTCAGGCTCATTAGAAGAGGCCAGGAACTCAGTGAAGCTGTGACCAAACTTCTCACGAATTTCAACGGGCAGAGCCATGAACTGACGCTCCATCTCATTCATATGATTGAGGGCCTCAGCGTAAGTCTTGGGGAAGTCCAGAACATCACCATAGAAGCCCTGGGCCTTGGAAAGAGCATCCACATCACCACGAGCATAACGCTCCATGAGGACGTGAAGGTCTACACTCTCAGCATGGGACTGAATCTCCGCATAAGTATCAATGCGGCCAATCTCATCCAGTACCACACGGCCTTTCTCGTCATAGTGACCGCCATAACGAATATGCTCACGCTGGCCGGGTTCGGCGTGAATGCGGTCGTGAGGGTCATACTGCGTTCTGAACATCAAACATCCTCCTTCAAGACATTGGAAGCATCGGCAAGCTGAACAGGGGGCCACTCAGGAATAATCTCGCCATGCTCATTATCGAACTGACCAACACGCCAGAGCGTATAGTCTGCGGAATGGGAGCGAAGCAGAGAGTCCGGCTGGCGAACAGCGTGCTCAAAGTTGCGAATCGCCGAAGCATCATTGTAGTCCACGTTGGCGGGCATGAACGTAGTCTTGGCGTCCTTGATAGCATAGATACCGTAAGTCATTTTACATACCTCCAAAAAATCCGCTGAGCGGTTGTAATGGTCTCCACTTCATCCACCGTATAGAAGCGGCAGAAAAAAACACTGTTGGGGTCTACGGGGTCAATCAAGGCCACGAGAAAGCCAGGGCCTTTGCCTTCAATCTCTGTATAGTTGACGGAACACTTGAAACCTTGAATAGTCAACATAGAACGGAGAGAACGAGAAAGATTCTTTTGTTCATCCGACATCATAGCCGAATACCTCCACGGAAGATTTTCGGGGCGATATTGACCTTCTTGGACTTGGCGGCAGTGCGCTTGAACACACGCTTATCGGTAGCCTTTCGCATCTTCATAGCAGATTCCTCCTTAATGGTTTTATTTTGTCTGTAAAGTTCTGCTCCTCTACAGCAAGTAACTCGTCTAACTCAAGGGATGTTTTCGAGAGCTTGGACTTCTGTGCATCCAGGGCAAGGCGCTTCTTAATCTCCTTCAACTCCTTGGACCTTACTGGGTCTTCAATCTCGAAGAGCTTCTCGAAGTAGCGGGGGGGTCTAAACTTGCGTCCTCCTTTTGGAGTTGAGATGTTGATGTAATCCGAATCAAAAACTCCAGGATGTGACTCATAATAGTCACGCGCAATGCCAGGCCGGCGGGACATGAGACTAAACTCAGGGCAAATACGGTGCTTTTCATAGAAATCGTGCTCCTTTCGATTTAACTTCTTGGTAACATAACGGGCGGTGTAGGCACATGATTCCCACGTGACTTCACCGACAACGACAAATCCTATCGCATTGCCGTCAGAATCAAGCCAACAAGACTGCAACTTGGAAGAATTGTAGTAGGTGTAAAGTTCACCTCCTTCACGAACCGTTTTATAGGGCACCAGGTCATCCAAGTGCAGGCCGAAGATAATAGCGTGATAGTGGGGGCGGAACGTCTGGGAGCCATACTCACCACAGGCGAAGAAACGAATATGGTCATCCGGGAAGCGGCGGCGGATGCGCTTCATAAGCAACTGGAAATCTCGTTTCCGAAGAGTAAGGGAGGGAATGGCCTCTCCAGTCTCCGGGTCAGGGTAATAAGAGCGGGGCACATGGTCATCATCGTAAGTAAAAGTACAGAACCAGGCGGCGTCATGAGCTTCACGTTCGAGCATCAAACGGTTAGCCCACTGGCGGGAATACTCAATGCGGCAGCCGAGACACTGGCCGCAGGGGAGAGCAATAGGCTCGAATTTGTCCATCTGGTCGGGCCGGGGATGAAACTTGATAACTGCTTTTCCAGTCTCCGGATTGACGAACTTGGATTTGTAGGCATATACCGGATGGTAGCAACTCATTTCAGCACCACGTAATTCTCATAAAAAGATTCAACCTCATGATCACCGTAATCACTAACAGCCCTAGTAATAAGAACATCACTAGCGCCACTGTGATCGGAAAAACGAATATCTATACAAGAATCAATGGTCCAATTCATGTTCGCATGATACAAATCTCTCAAAGTCATTGTACATTCCTCCGATAACATAACACAAAAATTTTCGGCACTCTGACGAACTCTAATAGAGTTCTATTTGTACTATAATTGTACCAAACTTTTCTTTTGTGCAAAAACGCCGGAGAGGCGGGCCTTGCCGTTCCCCTTGCCATTACCATAACAATGACCATAACCATCACCATAACCCTAACTCTAGCTATTACCATAACGGGAGAATTTTACAAAATCCTCCCGGAGATTGCATAGAGCCGTGCATCAGATGGGGAGGGGACGCCTTTTCTTGAGAGGAGTGGTTTTTCGTTGGCAGAGGAACACAAGAAGAGTTTTATGCTGTATTTCGATAATTTTCCCTGTGTGGCGGCCCTGGACGCGGAGCAGCGGGGGGAACTGCTGCTTCTGCTGTACCGCTATGCCATGGCGGCGGACAAGGCTCCCACGGATCCGGAGGAGGTTTTGCGGCAGCACCCGGGCTTGAGGGAGGAGACCCGCATGGCCTACCGGTTTCTGGCGGAGACCATTCGGCGGGATACAGAGAAGTGGAAGGAAAAGCAGCGGCGCTACCAAGAGGCGGCGG